GCAAATTAAAAATAGGTAGTTATCAACAAAACGACATTGTACATTATGTTGAAAAAAATAAAATGACTTTAGAAACAGTTAATGTACTGGAGGAAATAGCATGGAAGAAATAGAAGAGTTTATGCCAGACTTCGACGAATGGCTCAAGAATTATAAAGAGCCAGAGCGTAGGTTTGGAGCAGCATTTGACGCAGACACAGGCCAGTTAATATCAGTAGGCCCGTATGCTTCAATAGAAATGGAATACAGTAAAAACATCGCTGAGGTTGAAGAGGATCTTGCTATTAAAATTATTAATGGTGAGATTCATATTAATAATTGTTTCTTTGACACTAGTGAAGGTAAGTTTGAAATTACTGAAGAAAAAACTTTAACAAAGATTGATGATGTACTGCATAGAGTTATTGATAAACGTTACTTAGATGAAGAAGTAAAGCCAGACATTTATCTTACATACAATAAAGGTAGTAGTAAACTTACTGTAGAACTAAGCGAGGAATATGGCGGCACAAAAGTTTTAGATGATCAGTGGCAACCAGCAACACCAAGAAATGTTTTTTGGCAAGGAGATACAACTTTATCTTTTACAATAGCTGATTATAACGATCCGCACTTTCCGCAAAAAACATTTGATGTTACACTTGATGAGCTAACAGGTAATTCTGTAACAGTAGATGATGTAGACATAACAGGAAAGTTTAGTGTGTTTACTCGTAGACTGTTTAAAAACTATGTACTAGAGGAGATTTAAATGAGAGTAGTCGAGTTCGACGTATTCTTTTTATCGTATGATGAACCGTTTGCTGATTTGCATTATGCAGATCTGTGTAATAAATTACCCTGGGCAAAACGTGTACATGGTGTAAAAGGAAGTGACCATGCACATAAAGCATGTGCAGAGCAATCTGAAACTGATTGGTTGCTTACAGTTGATGCAGACAATATAGTATATCCTGAATATTTTAATCTTGACTTAGACATGTCAGAAGAAGAAATTAAAGTTTATAGTTGGTGTGGAAAGAATACTGTTAATGGTTTACGTTACGGTAACGGCGGATTAAAGTTATGGTCTAAAGATCATTTACTTAATATGAAAACGCATGAAAACGCAGATAGCGAAAGAGCTCAAGTTGACTTTTGTTGGGAAACAGGTTACAGAAACTTTCCTATGACATACAGTGATACAAAAGTAAATGCAACTCCATACCATGCATGGAGAGCAGGTTTTCGAGAAGGTGTTAAAATGACACTGTCCGATGGATTAAAACTTCCGCCTATGGAAATTAAAGAAAGAATTTGGTGGCACAATATTCACAGACTTAGAATGTGGTCAACTGTTGGCTCACATGTAGAAAACGGTATTATGTCAATATTAGGTGCAAGGCAAGGAACATATATGACTAACTGTACAGACTGGGATCATATACAAGTTAGAGACTTTGAAATACTTGGCGATATATGGAAAGAAAAAGCAGAACACTTTTCAAAAGACAGTGAAGCATGTATTGCAGAAATTAAACGGTTAGGTAATGAAATCAATATAAACTTAGGTCTTGATTGGGTTTGGTTAGAACCTGATGCAAGTAGGTATACAATGGATTTATATGACGAAGCATTAAACCTAGGCCAAACTTATTATAGTAAAAAATATGTATGATATCTTTTTTGTCAGTGCCGGGAACGTTAATGAAATAGCATGGAGTAATTTCAAGGCAAGATTTCCACACGCACAAAAAATAGAAAATTGTGAAAGTTATGAAACACTAAACAAAAAGTCTCTTACAAAAAACTTTTGGGTAGTATGGGACAATTTGTATCTAACACAAGATTTCGATTTAACATATAGAGTTACAGAATGGGACGATCAGTACATTCATGTATTTAAAAATGGTGAACATTTTGATGGTGTATGTTTATTTCCTAAAAACTTAAATGTAGCAAACAAAGAATGGAAATACAGATTTTTTACAGACAAGAAAGAGATTGATATAGTAGCAAGTACACCTAAGCCGTATGATATTGTTAAATTAGATAGTTATGAAGGACTTGTTACAGCACAAGAAATTGCACAATCAGAATTTATATTGTGTATACCTGATGACGTAATTCCAAACGATATACCTCAATACCAAGTTCCTTTTTGGGATAAAGATGTTGTACATGTTTTTAAAAATAATAAAACGTATGATGGTATCTTTATTTGTCATAAAGATAATAAAATTGCTAAACGTGAATTTGATTATAGATTTTTTACAAATAAAAAAGAAATCAATATAGTAGCAAGTGAACCCAAGAAGTGGGAAATATTTCAATTAGCAACTTTTGAAGATTATCAAAACGCACAAGAAAAAGCAACAGGTGATATGTTCTGGGGTGTGTATCCTGATCTAAATATTATTGATAGTTTCAAGTTTGATTATTACATTCCTAAGTATGACAGTTATCATAGGAAACTTACACACTGTTTTCAAAACAATGGCCATTACTCAGACGGAGTTACATTGTTTTCAAAAGAACGTCCTGTAACAGAACGTGAATTTAAATCAAGATTCTTTACTAACAAAAAAGATGTAAAAGAAAATAGTAGTAAGCAAACACCTTATGATATTGCGTTTATAAGTTATAAAGAAAAAAATGCAGATAAGCATTTTAAAGAATTACAAGATATTATAAGGGTACAAGATCCTAGTATAAAGTTACGTTGGATACGTGATGTAAAAGGTATTCATCAAGCACATATAGAAGCAGCAAGATTATGTGAAACAAATATGTTTTGGGTAGTTGATGGCGATGCTCAATTAATTAAACACTTTAAATTTAATCATATTGTTCCGTTTTGGGATCAAGACACTGTGCATGTATGGAGAAGTAAAAACGCAGTAAATGATTTAGAATATGGTTACGGTGGTGTAAAATTATTACCAAGACAAGCAGTTATGGATATTACAGACTTTACTACAGACATGACAACAAGCCTATCTACAAAGTTCAGAGCAATGAACGAAGTAAGTAACATTAGTGTGTTTGATACTGATGAATACAGTACATGGAAAAGTGCATTCAGAGAATGTGTTAAATTGGCTAGTAGATCTATTAACAGACAGGATAATATGGAAACTGAGAAACGTTTAGATATCTGGTGTAAAGAAGCAAAAGGACCTTTTGCAGAGTATGCACTAACAGGAGCAAAAGCCGGTAGAGAATACGGAGTTGCAAATAGTAACAAGCCAGAAAATCTACGTAAGATAAATGACTTTGATTGGTTAAAGGAAAAGTTTAATGCAGGATAAAGATAGGATAGAAAAATTTATACCTATTATGGACGAGCTAAGTCCTACATTCTGTATGGCCAAATGGCATCATACAACGTTGTATTTAGGTACAGGAGAAACACATAGTTGTTATCACCCTGCACCACACAAAATACCTTTGCATGAAATAGAAGCAGATCCTAGTGCGTTACATAATACACAGCAGAAAAAAGCAGAACGCCAAGAAATGATGGACGGCAAAAAGCCTAGCGGATGTCAATACTGCTGGAATGTTGAATGTATGGGTAAAGACTATATAAGCGATCGTAAAGAACGTAACGCAAGTATATACACGCCTGAAAGATTTAATGCAATTAAACAAGAACCAATGGCGAATGTAAATCCACAGTATGTTGAAGTTTCGTTTGGTAATGAATGTAATTTTAAGTGCGGTTATTGTCACCCTAAACATTCTAGCAGTTACTACAAAGAAATTGAAAAAGAAGGTCCGTATACTATGGTTAAGAATCATAGGAATGATATTGACTGGTTTAAAATACACAAAGATGAAGAAACAAATCCGTATGTTAAAGCATGGTGGAAGTGGTGGCCTGAATTGCGTAAGACACTTACAATTTTACGTATTACAGGAGGCGAACCCTTATTACAGCAAAGCACATGGAGAATGTTTGATGAACTAGAAAAAAATCCTTGTCCTAATTTAGAATTAAACATTAATACTAACTTAGGTGTTAAGCCGATTCTTATTGAACGGTTCACTGACAAAGTAAACAGTTTAGTTGAAAAAGGCTGTATCAAAGACTTTAAAATCTTTACTAGTATTGATACATGGGGACCACAAGCAGAGTATATTAGAACAGGCTTAGACTTAGAGCTTTGGGAAAAGAACTTAGACATGTACATGACTAAAACTAATATGCCTCTAACATTTATGGTTACATTTAACATTTTAACAGTAACCAACTTTAGTAAACTATTGCAAAAATTCTTAGACTGGCGAATAAAATACAACAGTGACGATCAAACTAAATGGCAACGTATTAGATTTGATACTCCGTATCTAAAAGAGCCGTTACAGTATGACATGAATATTTTACCGAAGGAAGAATTTGTTCCATATATGAAACAGCATTTACAGTTTATAGCAGAAAATTTAGATGACGCAGACAAACACAAGTTTAGCATACTTGAATATGAAAAGTTTAGACGTGTAGTTGATTATATGGCTAGTACAAATTATACTACAGAGCGTGTACAAGAAGGAAGACGTGATTTTCATAATTGGTTTACAGAATATGATAAGCGCAGAGGCACAAACTTTGTAGAAACGTTTCCCGAACTAGAAGATTTCTATTTTGATTGCGTCCAGTAAACAAATGAAAATATATTTCGATACATTAGCAAATAATGATAGTAATCAAAACAAACTAGCAACTAACGGCAACACAGACTATTGGCTTGTAGCACCTGGTGCACCTATTAAACAAAAGTGTATCAACATGAAACTAGATGTTTCGGAGTTAACAGATGTTAACGAAAAAGGAATATATTTTGTAGATGTTAGAGGAGATCCTAATTGGTGGGCAGGAGTTTTAACAGATTCTGGAGTCCCTCATAAGCATATATTATCTTACATACCAAAAAAAATTAGAAAACTAGTCAAAGATAAAAAAATTAGACTTGTAATAAATGCTGACAGAGAAGGTGGCCCAATGGTTACACAACACTGGGATTGTTTCTTATCTACACATAACACTATAATTGATCTTGGATTACCTAAGGATAGTGTTCTAATACTACAAGGTAATAAAAAGATAGAACAACAATACCGTAGATGGAGAAAATACAAAGGTGTTGACAAGATGTATGATGTAATGTATAGTAATCACTTTGGAAACATATTTGTAGATGAGAATTTGCCCACTAGTCCTGTCATAAAGTATGCAATGGCTAATCCTAGTAGTAAAGATTACAATAGTCTGAATAGAATATACCGTCCACAGCGCGGCGCACACTTATATAGATTAATGAAAGATGGCTTTCTAAGCAACGGAATAGTAAGCGGAAATGAAATAACACTCAGAGATAAAGATACAGAAAATTTAGTTGGTGACTATGAAGATATAACGAAAGAGTTTCCTAAGTTTATAGACGGAGACTGGAGCAAAACAAATGCTGCTAATCAGTATAACGTTGACATATATAAAAATAGTTTGCTCACAGTAATTACAGAAACTATATTCCTGCATGATGTTGGTTTTATTACTGAAAAGATATTTAAACCTATTACAATGGGGCATCCGCTTGTGCTATTTGCTAGCCAAGGAACTCTTAGATGTCTTGAACAGATGGGATTTAGAACAGATTGGTGTGGAATAGATCCTGCATACAATGACATAGAGGATAATTTAAAACGCTTTAATGCAACACAACAAGTTATTAACGACTGGATTAAATTAAAACAAGAAGAAAAAATTGCTAGATTAGAAAAGAGTATGGATACAATACAGCACAATTTTGATTTAATTAGACGCAGTGACTTTTATGCTGATGCAATACACGAAGCAGTTGCTAGAACAGAGAAGTATTATGAAACAGTTTAATCAATACAAAAGATTATTTGTGTTTGGGTGTAGTATGACAAATTACGAATGGCCGACGTGGGCAGACATATTGTCTACTGAGATTCCAACATATTATAACTATGGAAAAAGTGGTGGAGGAAATTTATTCATTGCTAATTCATTAGTAGAAGCAAATATAGCACACAAGTTTGACAAAAACGATCTTGTAATGGTAATGTGGTCTTCTGTAAGCAGAGAAGACAGATACAAAAATGGATGGGTTACACCTGGCAATATCTACACACAAGACTTTATAGAAATGGAGTTTGTTTCTAAATGGGCAGATACTAGAGGATATCTTATCAGAGATTTAGCATTAGTTGAACTTACAAAACAGTATCTAAAAAATCTTCCATGTGACAGCGATATGCTTGCTATGTGTAAGTTTGAAGACCAAGTATTATTAGATGACAGAAAAGAAAATGCATTTAATGATGTTTTAGAACATTACAAAGAAACAATTGCAAGTGTACAACCAGATATTTTCCATACAGTATATAAAGGAGTTTGGCCACAAACACCAATACGAGGATGGGGAGGAAAAGGTCAAACAGCAGATTATCATCCTACACCTATAGGATATTACAAGTACCTTGAAATTTTGTATCCTGACCTTGTCACAAAAGCCATGAAGTCCTATGCAGAAAAATACGAAAAGTTAATTAACAGTATTTCTAGTCTAGACGAAACACGAGAATTTTGGTCTGTTAATGGTGTAAGGAGACTATAGTGGCCTGTGTTAATATTGATAACTTGTTATACATAAAAACTTATAGTTTACATAACAAAGAAGTTATAAAAATAGAACCCAATGTTGGGTACATTGCTAAAGAAAATTTTGAAAAAGATTTTTTCTATATACAATTTTCTACTTTAGATAGTTTTAGTATGTTTCCATTAGATACTATAGTGCCTGCAAATATACTAGAAAAAATAAAGCGCAAGGAAGTATTTCTTATACTTGATAATGGATTAGAACACTTCTATGAATGTGCAGATGCAATATACAAAGATGTTGTTATTAAATTTAATATACCTGCTGAACAAGTTATATTTCTATCGGCAGTTCCAACGATGTACAAACACGTTGCTAATCTTGCAAACCGATTGCAATTGCCTGAGATTAAAGTAGATTGGTTTAGTTGTTTTGAAGCATCAGGACAAGATGCTGCAATTAAAGGAATTACAGCACTACCAAAGAGAAAGAAATATAGCAAGAAGTTTTTAAATTTAAATAGAAGATGGAGGCTGCATAGGCCTTTACTTATTACTTTACTAAAAGCAAGAAACTTGTTAGATGCAGGGCATATAAGTTTTGCACCAAGCGATGACAATCAAACATGGAATAGTGTGTATACAAGACTACAACATATTCATAGTGATAATTCAAAGATAAAACAATTACTAGATAATAATATTGATGTACAACAGTTGCCACCTATGTATTTAGATACAACTGATTTAGTTACAAACAGAGCAACGCATGAAACAACTATTTCTAAGTATTATGTTGATACGTATTTTAGTATAGTAAACGAAACAACGTATTATGAGAACACACCATTTCTTAGCGAGAAAATTTTTAAAACAATAGGAATGGGACACCCATTTATTATTGCAACTGCACCAAATAGTTTACAATATTTAAAACAACTTGGTTACAAAACATATGCTCCGTTTATAGATGAAACATACGATACAATACAAGATCCAGGAGACAGAATGCTTGCTATTTTGGATGAAGTTGAAAGATTGTGCTCTTTAAGTAAAAATGATTTGAAACAATGGTTACACCAAGTAAGGCCAATTGCCAAACAAAATAGAAATTTATTATTGAGTAAATCCTACGAAGATTTAGTAAGAAGCATGAACTACCAACGTCTATAAAGGTGCTTTAAACGCATTTTAAGCGTCATACAGCAGTGTTTATGTGTAAGAGCTACAACTTACGCTATAGCGTTTAAAACCACGTTTAAATGCACTATAACAAGGATATTGTAAATATGAGTGTACCAAAATAAAAGGAAATGATGTGAAAATTGGATTTATAGGATTAGGTAAATTAGGTTTGCCATGTGCAGAAGTAATTGCCAAAAAAGGACACAGCGTACTAGGCTATGATGTTGACACAGTGCATAGCGATTATGTTATAGTAGAAGATAGTATCGAAGATGCAGTAAAGGATAGAGATATCGTATTTG